TCGACGACCCTGCCGGCTGGGCCGCGGCGAATCCCGCGCTCGGCGTGTTCCGCTCGCTGGACGACCTGCGCAAGCAGTGCAAGCAGGCGATCGACATGCCGGCCAACGAGCCGGAATTCCGCAACCTGATCCTGAACCAGCGCGTCGAGGCGGTGTCTCCGTTCGTTGCGCGCTCGGTATGGGAGGCCAACGGTGGCGCGCCGGGCGACGCGGCCGGCCTCAAGGTGTGGGCCGGCCTGGACCTGTCCAGCGTGAACGACTTGACGGCGCTGGAGGCGGTCGACGAAACCGGCGGCGTGCACTCGCAGTTCTGGTTGCCGGAAGTAGGCCTGCGCGAGAAGTCGCGCAAGGACAAGGTACCGTACGACCTCTGGGCGAAGGAAGGGTTCCTCGACACCACCCCGGGCAGCGCAATCGAGTACGAATACGTTGCCGCGCATTTGCGCGTGTTCTTCGACCGCTTCGACGTCCAGGCGCTCGCCTTCGACCGCTACAACATGCGCTTTCTCAAGCCGTGGCTGGTCAAGGCTGGGTTCACGGACGCCGAGCTGGAAAAATTCGTCGAGTTCGGCCAGGGTACGGCCAGCATGACGCCCGCACTGCGCGAACTGGAGGTGAAGCTGCTCAACAAGAGCCTGCGCCACGGCAAGCACCCGGTGCTGAACATGTGCGCGGCGAACGCGAAGGTCGTCGGGGATTCCGGCGCTCGCAAGTTCGATAAGCAGCGCGCACGCGGCCGCATCGACGGCATGGTGGCGCTGGCCATGGCGGTGGGCGTCATGCCGATCGCGGAGCCCGTCGACGACATCAACGATTTTCTCAACGCACCGATCAGCGCATGAACTTCAATTTCGTAAATACCCTCCGCACCTGGTGGGGCAACGGCGGTGCGATCGCGGAAACGACCGGCGTGCAGACGCCGATTCCCGGCGCGCCGCTGATTCCGGACACGAACGGCGTGGGCGTCGACGGCGCCCTGCAGATCAGCACCGTCTGGGCCTGCATCGACCGCCGCGCGTCGACCATCGCGAGCCTCCCGTTCTTCGCGTATCAGCAGGTCAGCGGCGAAAAGCAGCTGGCGCGCAGTAGCCGACTGTACGACATCCTGCACGACTCGCCCAACAGCCGCATGACGCCGTTCGAATTCTGGCGCGCGATGATGATGTACCACGACCTGCGCGGCAACGCATACGCTCGTATCGACCGCGATGCGCAGGGCGAGCCGGTGGCCATGTGGCCCATGCCGTCTGATCAGGTCGAGGCAATCGTCCTGCCCGACGGGTCAATGGTCTACAAGTACACGATCGGCAACAACGTCGCGGTGCTGGCCGGCACCAACGTGCTGCACCTGAAAAACCTGGGCAACGGTACGGTCGGCCTGGCCAAGCTGGAGTTCATGCGCGCCACGACGGACGAATCCACCAAGGCGCAGGCCACCGCGGCCAAGACGTTCGGATCCGGCGGCAAGCCGACCGGCGTGCTGATGGTGGATCAGGTGTTAAATGCGGCGCAGCGCAAGGCGGTGCAGGAGCGCTTTGCCGAAATGGCCAGCGGCAGCACAAATCGCCTCTGGGTGCTTGAGGCGAACATGAAGTACGAGCAGATCAGCATGTCGCCGGAGCAGCAGCAGCTGCTGGAGACGCGCAATTACGGCGTCGTCGAGATATGCCGCTGGTACGACGTCCCCCCGGTACTGGTCCACCATTCCAGCGATACGACCTGGGGCACCGGGATTTACGAGATCAAGGACGGTTTTTTCACGCTCGCCATCAGGCCGATGATCGTCAACATCGAGCAGGCGGTACGCAAACGCGTCATGACGGCGCGCCAGCGAGCCTCGATGACGGTGGAATTCAGCCTGGACGCGTTGCTGCGCGGCGATCCGGTCAAGCGGGCCGAGATCAACGCCAAAAACGTGCAAAACGGTCTTCGTACCCGCGCCGAGATCCGCCAGTTGGAAGGCGACCCATTCATCCCCGGCACCGACGTGCTGACCGCGCAGAGCAATCTGGTGCCGCTCGACCTGCTCGGGAAAATCACCGCGCGCGGCGGATCCGGCGCAGATATCGCCCAGTAGCGAAGGAAAACACATGTTGATCAAGAAAACTCTGCCGTTTGGCGACACCGAATTCAAATTTACCGAGGATTCGGGCGTCTTCAAGGGCTACGCCAGCGTGTTCGGCGGGGTCGATTCGTACCGCGACACCATCCTGAAAGGCGCCTATCTCGATACCCTGCGGGAAAACGGCATGCCGAAGATGTTTTACAACCACAAGTGGGACATGCCGATCGGGAAATACACGAACGTCGACGAGGATTCCAAGGGCCTGTGGGTCGAAGGCGAGCTCACGCCGGGCCACAGCCGCGCCGCGGACGTGCGCGCGTGCATGCTGCACAAGACCCTGGACGGCCTGAGCATCGGCGGCGTGCTGCGCAAGGGCGACTACAAGGACGGCAACGAGGGCGGCCGGCTGATCCACAAGTGGTCGGTGCTGAAAGAGGTCTCGCCGGTCGTTTTCCCGGCCGACGGCGCCGCGCGCATCGACCTGGACAGCGTGAAGTACGCCGACGAGATGGCGAACATCGAGACCATCCGAGATTTTGAGTATTTCCTGCGGGATGCGGGGAATTTCAGCAAAGGGGCGGCCCAGGCACTGACCGCCCGCGCCAAGGCGCTGTTCACCCTGCGGGATGCAGGCGACACCGACGAAGCGAAAAAGGCGGAAGACCAGATTCTGGCCCGACTCCGCAAGATGAGCCAATAACCCGCATCAGAACCCCAGAAAGCCGCCGCGAGCGGCTTTTTTTTCGACCAAAGGAATCACATGTCCGACGCAATCCTGAAAGCCCTCGACTCGGTCGAGGCCAAACTGAAATCCATGTCCGAAAAGGCCGAAGGCGAGATGAAAGACCTCGGCAAGGTCTCGGCCGACACCAAGGCCGCGATCGACAACATCGGCATCGAACAGCGCGCGCTGGCTGATCGCATGCTGCAGCTCGAACAGAAGTCGAGCGCACAGCAGGACGACACCCCGAAAGAAGAAAGCTGGGGTGACCAGTTCATCAAATCGGCCGCGTACAAGACCGTGCAGGGCGCCGGCGCGCAGCCATTCGGCCGTCAGGCGGTCGAGGTGAAGAACACCGTCACCAACGCGATCGGCAACACGTTCAGCGAGCGGCGCCCGGGCATCGTCGACGGCGCCTTCCGCGTCTTCACGATTGAGGATCTGCTGGTCAGCATCCCGACGAGCGCGAACGCCATCGACTGGATCCGCGAGAACGTCTTCACCAACGCCGCGGCCGAAACCGGCGAGGGCCTGCAGCTGCCGCAGTCGAGCATTACGTTCTCGCCGGGCACGATGCCGGTGTCGAGCATCGGCCACTTCGTCAAGGTCACGCGCCAACTGGCGATGGACAATGCCGCCCTGGTCGCCTACATCAACCGTCGCATGGTCTACGGCGTCAACCTGAAGGTCGAGAACCAGCTGGTTGCCGGCAACGGCACCGCGCCGAACCTGAACGGCCTGACGAACGCCGGCAACTTCACCGCGCACGGCTACACCGCCGCATCGCTGACCGCTGCCGGCCTGGCCAACAACCGCTTCGACCTGATCGGCAAGATGATCGGTGACTGCGCCCTGGCCGACTACCCGGCCGACGTCGTCATCCTCAACACCGGCGACTGGTGGACCCTGCGTCTGTCCAAGGACAGCCAGGGCCGCTATCTGCTGGGCGACCCGGGTTCGAACGTCGTGCCGATGCTGTTCGGCCGTCCGGTCGTCGCGAGCAACGCGATGGCGCCCGGCAAGGTCTGGGTCGGCTCGCTGTCGCAGGCGGCAACGCTGCACAACCGCGCCGGCATCGCGCTGGACCTGTCGGACTCCGACGAAAACAACTTCCAGCTGCAGCTCGTGACGATCCGCGCGACGCGCCGTCTGGCGCTGACCGTCGAGAAGCCCGCCGCCGCCCGCTACGGCGATCTGCTGCCGGCCTAATCAATCAAGGGGCGGGCCTATCGGCTCGTCCCTCACCTGGAGAAGCACATGGCTGACGCCGAAAACAACCTGGTCGAGGTCGAAATCCTCGGCATCGTCACCACCGCGCAGTACGGCTCCCTGAACAGCGGCGACATCCTGCGCACCACGCCTGAATTCGCGAAGCATCTGGTCGACGACTGCAGCGCGGCGCGCTACCGCACCGCCGAAGACGCTGCGCCGTCCGAAGAAGAGTTCGATGTAAGCGCCGCGCACGCCGACCCGGCGCCGGGCGCCGCCGTCGCGCGCCGCACCGGCCGCAAGAAGCCGTAACAGGGGAGGGCGTGCCGTGATCCACCTGACGATGACCCCGCAAACGTCGGCCATCCGTGCTTACGACCAGCCAGCCGGCTACGAGAACCGCCTGCCGTACCTGGCCATCGTCACGGTCACGCACCTCACCGACAAGATCGTCTACCTGCACGGCGCCGTCGGCGTCGTCTGCCGGGAGACATGGACCAAAACCCTCGATCTGCTGCGAGACCACGGCATCACAACCGTGATGCTGGAGCGGCATGGCCGAATGAAGACGATCGAGCTGGCGCCGCACGCCGCCGATCGACCAACGGAATAACGAAGGGCTGCCGATGGCTACTTTCACGAAAATTAACGCGTTCGTCGCCGCGCTGGCGCAGAAGAAGCACAACCTCGCGACCGACCAGCTGGTGATCCTGCTGACGAACACGGCGCCGAGCGCGGCCGGCAGCGCAGTGACGGCTGACATCACGCAGATCGCTTACACGTACTGCTCCACGCGCAACCTGACCACCTCGTCGGCTGGCCAGACCGGCGGCGTCTACAAGCAGGTGCTGGCCGACCTGACGCTGACCGCCAGCGGCGGCGCCGTCGGCCCGTTCCGCTACGCGGTGCTGGCCAACGCCACGGCGACGAACGGCGACCTGATCGGCTTCTTCGATTACGGCTCCTCGATCACCCTGAACGACGGCGAAACGCTGCTGATCGACCTGGATCAGGCGGCCGGCGCTTTTACCCTGACCTGATCATGACGCCCGCACAGCAAACCGCCCTGCGCGCCGAGCTGGTCGACGACCCGAAACAGCGGGGATACCGCGCGCATCTGCCGAGCGATCCCGCGCGCGTCGTCGAACTGCTCACGGCGCCGACCGAAACTATGCTGGGCCCGCTGCGCTCGACCACCGCGAAAGCGTGGGCGGCGCGCGGCCCGTACGCCAAGATCGTTGACGCGAGCAACGACGCGCAGCATGCGTGCCGGGCGTCGTGCCTGGTCATCCGCGAATCGTTCGCCTGCGGCGACATGATCCACGTCGAGGAGGCGGACCTGCAGGACATGCTGGGCGCCTGGATCGTCCACGGCGTCGCCACGCAGGCCGAGGTGGACGCGCTGTACGCGCTCGCCCTGCAGCCCGCCAGCCGCGGGGAGGTCATCGGCGTCCCGGCGCCGAGCGCGCGCGACGTCATCGATGCATTGAAAGATTGATATGCCTGGAAAAATACTACTCAGCGAACAGGCCGTTGTCACGCTGACCTCGGCGGGCGCCTCGCTTACGACCGGCTCGGCCGGCTCGGCGGGCACGCTGGACTGCCGCGCCAGTGGTAACGCGGCCGACATGTTCTCGGCGCTGCTCACGCTGGCCGCGCAGTGGGTAACCGTCACCGGCATCGCAGCCGGCACGACCGTCGCAGACATCTACCTGGTCCCGGCGATCGACGGTGCGAACTACCCCGACATCGACCTGACGGCCGGCGCGTCGTACATGCCGTACACCATGCGCGCCGGCTCGTTCGTCGCGTCCAAGACGCCGACGGCGGGAGCGAGCGCGCTGTTCCAGTCGGCGCAGATTGACCTGATGCCCGTGCTGTACACCGTCTACATCATCAACCGCTCCGGCCAAACGATTTCGAGCGGCTGGACTTTGAAGGCGCTCGCCGCAGCAGCGCAGTACACGTAATGGCGGCGCTGGTC